ACACACGTGACCACGCCCAGGCGGTCAAAGAGGTGGGCCATTTCATCGATGAGGCCCGGGAGGCGCTGGAAGAGCTGGAGGCCCTGGGATGAACCCGGATGTCAAGCAACGGTGGCAGGATGCCCTGACCGATGACAGCTTTGAGCAGGGCACGGGCTGGCTGGTGGCGAAGAGAGACGGCCAGGATCGGTACTGCTGTCTGGGGGTGCTGACTGAGCTGTATATGAGGGAACATGACGACGTGGCGCGGCCCGAGGGCCGAGACCACTACAGGGTCAGCAATGGAGTGGGGTACGACGCGATGCCGCCGGAGCAGGTGTGCTCCTGGGCGGGGTTGGACGACGAAGAGATCGGTTTTCTGGCTGAGATGAACGACATCGGGGCTTCGTTTGGGGTTATCTCTATGTACATCGGGAAGCATCTGTGAACCCGGAGGTTAAGGCCCTGTGGGTGGGGGCGCTTCGGTCGGGCAAGTACAAGCAGGGCAGGGGTCGGCTGCACGATCCGGCGGATAACAGCTTTTGCTGCATGGGTGTGTTGTGTGAGCTGGCGGTGGAGGCGGGGGTTGCCCGTGGGGATTCGCCGCCTGGCTGGTACGACAGCAAAGATGGCTACGACAAGCAGGTTAACTGGCTGCCCAATTCGGTGCGGCGCTGGGCCGGCCTGAAAGCCAGTAATCCCACACTGGGCGTGGATGGTGACGGCGACCTGATCCCGGCTTCTTATGCCAATGATCGGATGCGACTGGATTTCAACACCATCGCCAACATGATCGAGGAGAAGTTGTGACGGTTCAAGCATTGGTGGCGGGGGACGAGGATAAGGAGTTTTTCCGCATGCTCGCGAATCCTTTCACTTTCGACTGGGTTTCCACCAAGGGTGGGGAGCGTCGAATCATCGCCAAGGGTGTGGAGTGGCCTGATGGCCAGGTGCAAGTCAATTTTAAGGATCTTGCGACGTTGATGGAGATGGAGCCTGCGGATGTCGAAATCACCTGGCACAGTAGCGGCAACACTGGGGACGGATCGGCGTAACAAGGTTGCCGAAGTGGCTGCGGATTTTGTGGTCAAGTCCATCGAGGACTGCGATGAGGATGTGTTTCTTTACGAGATCCTGGATCATCACTTTCCCGAGGTGTACGACCGTGACATTGGGGATGAGATCAAGGCGCTTGAGGACCAGTTTTTGGCGGACGTGAAGCGGGGTAAGGAAATGGCTTTGGAGGGGCTGTTTCTTATCGGCCCGTCCTCTCTTGGTGCGCCCGACTGCGAGCTTGTCTCCCAATGACCCCGTCTCAAGTGAAAGGGACCCGGGCTGAAAGTGCCGTCGTCAAGTGGCTACAGGAGCAGGGACGGACCTCCGCCGAACGCAGGGCACGTCAGGGCGCTAGAGACAGGGGCGATATCGCTGGCATTCCTGGGGTTGTACTGGAGGTTAAGGCGGCTGGCTCTCGACTCGAAATACCTCGATGGCTTAACCAAACTGAGGTTGAGCGACTTAATGACAAGGCTGATGTCGGATTGCTTGTGGTTAAGCCGAAGGGTGTAGGTGAGCCGAGGGTGGCTGACTGGTGGGTGATTCAACGACTTGAGCAGGCTTACGGCCTGCTCTCACAGGCGGGGTTTTGAATGACTGACGGATGGATGCATAGCGTCGGCATGTGTAAAATCTGTGATTTTTCGAGGGAGAAGGCAGAGGAGCGCAGGCGAATGCAGGGTGTGGAAAAGGGCGACACGGTTCGGGTGGAGTTTGAGGCCGAATATCGGGGCTTCCCGCTGTCCGGTGATGACAAGCTGATGCTGAAGGTCGACACGCCGGACGGCAAGAAAGAGATTTGGGTTCCGGGTGGCGCCAAGGTGACCCTGGTCAAGAAGTATGAGCCGCCCCTGCCGGATGAGCCGCTGGTGGGTTCGGTGGTCGAGTTCCCGGATGGCGCCGTGTACGCCCGGTGGTCGCCCACGGCCGGGCCAAACAGTAGCTACGGTTGGATCGGTCTGAACGGGTCAAACAACATGACATGCAACTGGGCCGCCATCGTAAAGAAGCACGGCCGGAGCTGGACCTCGTGGGGCAAGAAGCCCGCAATGCCGAAGTGGCTGACCGAGGTCCCCTTCTGATGCACCCTATCTTCGACAACCATCCTTATGTGAGGGAGAGCGCAACAATGACCGTGACCGCTACCGCAACCAAGCCGGCCAAGAACGACAAGGTTCGCCTGACTGTCGACGGCACTTTCGGCAGCAACACGTGGGGTGACACCTACGTGGAAGACGAGAAGGGTAACAAGATTTTCCTGTCCAATGAATTCGCCGAGCGGGTGACGGTGGTGCAGAAGCAAATCGCCGAACCAACCCTCACCGGCAGTATTGTGCGCGTCGGCGCGTCGCAGTATGTCAAGAAGAGCGACGGCAAATGGCACTTCATCAACACCGCAGCCGCATCAACGTACCAGTTTCAGACCACGTTCGACGTGTTGGCGGATGGTAAAACCCCGGACCGCGTTTCCAAGCTTGTTCCGGTGCCCTTCTCGTATCAGAACCGGGGCCTGACCGCCGGTTGGGTTAAGTACGAGAAGCCCAACGGCTTTAATCTTGAGGCCGAGGTGCGGAATGGCAAGCTGACGTTTACGAATGGGCACGCTTTGGCCAGGGATGAGGCTGTGCAGTTTGCCCGTGACATTCTGCGGGCGTACGGACTCGAAGCCTAGGTGTGTCTCAGATAGTGGCCGTCTTGGAGCACTACGGGGCACATGCCGTGCCCCGTAGTGCGACCTGGCGGAAGATGAGATGCCCGTTCCACGACGACCACCGGCCTTCCGCGACGGTGAGTGGCGAGGTTGGCCGGTTTGTTTGTTTCGCTTGTGGCATTAACGAGAATGCGCCGGGGTTGGTGAAGTTGCGGGAGGGGGGCTCGTATGCGGATGCCGTCAAGCGTGCAGATGAAATCGCTGGAGAAGGCGGCTGTGACGTACGGCAGGAGTCTTACCTTGGCGACTGGCTACCTGTCCGCAAAAGGCATTCCGGATCTCGATGTGGTGACGGGTTGGAGGCTTGGCGTAGTCGAATCGCCTGAACCTGGCCACGACCAGTATGTGGGCCGTTTGGCTATCCCGTATTTGAATCGGGCGGGGGTGGTTGGGTTCAAGTTCAGGTGCCTGTCGGATCATGACTGTAAAGAGTTCGGCCACGAAAAGTTTATGGCCCTGCCCGGTCAGCCGGTGTTTCTGTACAACGTGGTGGCGTGCGATTCGGCCGCGGACACTATCCATGTTGTTGAGGGTGAGCCTGATACGTGGGTGTTGTCGCTGGTGTTTCCTGGTGAGCCGGTGGTGGGGTGCCCGGGGGCTGGCCAATGGCAGCCGCATTGGCCAGCCCATTTTCGGGGGTTTGACAGGGTGTTGTTGTGGCCTGATGGGGATAAGGCGGGCCGGAATATGGCGGACAAGTGGCGTAAGGAAATTCCGTCGGCGGAGGTGGTGAGGTTGCCGGCTGGGTTTGATGTGGCTGAGTTGTTTGTGGCTGAGGGTGCGGATATTTTTCGCAGGTTGGCGGGGGTGGAGGAGTGAGTTTCGATGTGGGGCCGCATAGGGGGTTCTGCTCCACCCTGGAGGAGGCGGGCCTGGATATCGGGCCGTGCTGCGAGAGCTGCCACGAGGACCATACCGGGTTCGGCTATGACCTTTTGGATGTTGACCTGCCTGGCGGGGGCTGGGTTTCGGTTTGTTGCCGGGTGTACGAGGATATTTTCGGTACAGATCGGGCCGCCATTGAGGCGGCCCTGGATAAAGGTTCGGTGGGGAAGTGAAGGATTGGCGCGGCAAGACGGTTGAGGTTGGGTCGACAGTTGTTTACCCGGTTTCTCATGGCGCTTCTCATATCCTTGTGGAAGCTAAGGTGATGGAGGTTGGGTTTGATTCCGACAACGAGACTCGGGGGTGGCTGAGGGTTGAGCGGCTTCACGAGTCGGAGATTGTCGGCTGGACCAAGGAAAACAGGCAGGTCGACTTTACGCCCACGCGGAAGCCGGTTGACGCCAAGGTTGTGACTTTGACTTCTCTTGACCGGGTGACGGTGGTGGAACAGTGAAGGTTGAGCTGAAAGCGCAGGAGAAGACCTTTGTGATCACCTTGAACGCAGATGATGCGAAGGAGCTGGAGGAGGAATATTGGGAACTGGGTCCTTTCAGGACGCCAACGGTTGCCGAGATGGTTTCCTGCATGATCGACCATCCGGACAACTGATGGCCACATACAAGGTGTCGGTCAAGAAGGTGTTGGAGGACGGCACGGAGGTTGAGGTGTTTCGGGACTGGGGTGAGGGCTGGTACATCTCGCCGTGGCTTCAGCGTTTGGCGAAAAAGTATTACGAGCCTCGACCTAAGCCGGAGCTGCCGGGCCAGCTTTCCCTGATTAAAGCCCCCAGGCCGGGGGGTCGAAATGCGGCGTGACCGGGCCCCTACCTGTCCTGTGTGTAAGGCATCTGGGTTGGAGGTGACGACTTTTGACCGGCCTGTGTTTGTGGGGTTTGTGGGGGAGGACGACGACTACAAGTACACGACGGGCACCTATTACTGTTCGACTTGTTCCAAAGACGGGATGGTCACGTTCGTCCGGAAGGCTGGCGGGAATGGCAGACGAGAATGAGAAAGATCATTTCGGATTTTCTTTGCCTGGCGGTAGGCCTCGGCGGGGTGATACATCAGGAGGTCATCGGAAAGGTGAGTCCCGAGCTGCTGATAGTGTATCTGGTTCTGATCGGCACACCCGGAACGCTGGGGCTGGTATCTCTATGGCGAGGCAAGGTGGACAGTCCCAAAGATACGATCGAACGATCGTCGTCGTCTCATTCGGACTCCTCCTGACCGCCCTTGTTTTCCTTCTTGTGAGTAGGTGACTGATGCCGTTGACGCGCATAAGCAAATCCACCTGGTACCTTCTGACCGTAATTTACGTCAGCATGTTTGCGATGATGGTGGCGTCTATGGGCTATGCCCAGCATGTGGCTAACGAGTCGGCCCGAAATTGGTGTGCCACCATTGGCACCCTGGATGACGCCTACCAGCAACAGCCCCCCGCGTCGGCCCTTGGCCAAAAGCTCGCCCGGGACATTCACAATCTGCGGGCCAGACTGCATTGCAAGGGATCCTGGTGAACTGGTGGGATGATCCGGACATTGCCAGGGTCGCGGGGGCCGTGGCTAAACGTTTCCGGGGCTACATAGAGGTTGAGGATCTCAAGGGCGAGCTGGTCTTGTGGTGCCTTGAGCATCCTGGGGCGGCCGAAAAACTGTGGTCCGAGGACACCCCTTGGTGGTTTAGGAACCGTCGTCTGTGGTCGGTGGCGCAGCGCTACGCACGTCAGCAAAAGGCAATAATGGTGGGGCATGAGGTGGAGGACGAGTTTTTCTATTCCCCCGCTTTGGTTAAAACCCTTTTGCCGGATGCTTTTGAACACGATTCCACCCCGCCCAGTAATGGCATTTCGGAGGTTAAGGTTAAGCATTCCGGCGGCCCCGGAATGGAATGGGAAACACTGATGGCCGATGTTAGGCGGGCTTTGGAGCTGCTTTCTGAGCGGGATTTTGAACTGTTGTGGTCCGTTTATGGCACTCCGAATGGTTCCCTTAATGCCTATGCGGGGGTGAAGGGGTGGGACTGGCGGAGAGCTGTCCGGGAGGAGCGCCGGGCGTTGCGGAGGTTGGTGGACCTGTTGGGCGGCACGAGCCCGTGGGTTGAGGATTTGACGGAGGAGCCCCGTAAAGGCCCCTCAGAGCCACGTGGAGCCACGAAACCGGAGGGGGCCACGGTTGGGTAAGGGTCCAGGGTCTTGGCCAGATGAGGAGACCGCACGGCGGTACGGGTTCGTCTGGGGGCCGGCCCGGGTCGCGAGACTTGCAAGCATTCAACGGCCAAACGGATTGTATTACATTCTGCAAGTGAACGACTTGGAAATATATGTAACACCGACCGGTCGCACGCGGGTATTCCGAAAGGCCAAAGGGGAATTGAAAACAAATAGGCAAAAAGAAAGCCCGGGGCATTAAGCCCCGGGCTTTTCCTTATATATGTCCACCACCCACATCTGCGAACCGTAATCGAACCACCACACCTCCGCCCAACGGCCCGGGAAAACATCCGCAACACCCGTCACAGCCCGAACCATGTCATGCAAATGGCCCCGGTCAAACTCCAAGCATGACGCCTGAACAGTCGCCACCCGCTCAGTAAACTCAGACAGCTCCGCCATGCCCCCCCGCCAACTTCTCCAGCGCAGCCTCACGCAACCAAGCCCCCCGCTTCATAGCCGCCCCCGCCGCCGCCAACTCAACCCGCTCCAACTCGTCCGCGCTGAAATACACCACCACCCTAAGCGTCCTGGGTTCCTCACCCGCCATCATCTTCAACCCATACCTCACCGCCCACTCCTGCAAACGCATACGCTGCTTCGGCTTCAACCTGTCACCCTCAAGCTGGCGGGCAACCTGGCGCCGGAAATAGGGCACAAAATCTTCCACCCCAATTCCCCCGGCCAAAAACTTGGCCATCTCCCTACGACCCTCCGAATCCACATCGGAGATGAGCGTAGCGAGGCTCATGGCCTCGCTACGCTCCATAACCTTCCTAGACACTTGCGGCCTTAGCGGCAGCCCGCTTGGTGGCCGTGGCCTTCTTGGCAGGGGCCTTCCTGGCCACCTTGATCTTCGTGCCGCCTTCCGAGAAGTTCGGCGCGACCGCCTCCACGTTCGGTTTGACATACCCGGGGATCAGCTCGGGATCCTGCTTGTCGAACGCCTCCGACGCCCACTCTGGCACCCGGCCACGACTGCTCACCGCGCCCGGCAGGTGCTTGTTGACCCATTCGCGGATGGCCATGGACTGTTCCCGGTCGATCTTGGCCTTGCGGCCATGCTTGATGTTGACCACATTCCCCGAACGAACCTTACGACCGGCCGCCACGAACGGGGCCATAGCCTCACGGAACTTGGCCGCATTGCCACTGGACAAGTCGATCTCCAGGACCGCCCCATCCAATCCGAACGTCACCGTCTCGTCGGCCTGGCCACCGGACAGATCATCCGTCAGCTCGACAATGAGTTTCTGTGCCATCTCAGTTCTTCCCTTCTAGTTGCTTCTGTACCTGCCCGTAGTAGGCCACCATAGTAGCCACCTTGTCCCGGATCGTGTCGGCAGCCACGCCCAGCACCAAAACCCTCGCCCCGGCCTCGTCGACCACAGTCCAGCGGGGGTTACCCGCCTCTGTGGGCCCCTGAAGGCTCCAACCGGCCGCTACCTTGATGCCGGCCGCCTGGGCGGCCTCACGGAGCTGGTCCACCAGCGCCCTGTACTCGTCCACCTCGGGAGGTTTGTCTACCATGTTTGCTTGTCCCCTTTCCCTGTCTTTGGGCTTTAGACGGCCCGCACGGTCAACAAAACCGGGGAAGTGGCTTTGTTGGCCATGCTAGCTGGCTTAGTGGAACAGGTGAACCAGACCCGCCATGATCATGATGACTATGAAGCCCACCGAAATGAAACCGAGCATGAAACGAATCGCGGACATCTTTGCCTATACCTCCTTCAGTTCGTCGAGTGAACGCGCAACCCGCAGATTCCGCCACACACGTGGAGCGGCCCGGTACAGCCAGCCCTTACGCACGAGCTGTCGGACACGGTTTTTAACATTCCCCTCAGACAGACCCGTGAGTTTCGCCAACTCGCCAACAGTAGGTGCATACCCGTATTCGTCCACAAACAATACGAACGCGCGTAGCACCACCTCTTGTACCGGTGAAGGGTCGATGTTAGAGCCGACGCGACGTGACATGCTTACTCGACTACCTCCGGGCTGTACTCGAACCTACCAACCGTGTTGTCAAATGGGTCCCTGATCAGGCCCACCCTGTCTCCGTCGTACATTCTGGTTGCCACCTGCCTCAACAGTTCGGCAATCACAATGTGCGGGTCACCTTGAAACACGTCACCTTCTGTGCGGATTTGCAGCTCAAACATTTTTCCCCTCACCTTTTCTTATTTCCAATTTTCGGCGAGCGTCACAGGTGCCACGGCTTTCAACCCCAATCCCCCTAACTCCTCAGCCACGGGGCCCCGGTCACCTCGCCTCGGTCATTCCACGACACCCCACAACCGCAGTAGTGATCCCCGGAATGGCTGTCCGAACCTGAACATTGGTGCACGACATCACGCCCCGTGCCCTCAGCCGGACCGGTCGGAACCGCACCACCTTTGTTGTGCGCCAGGCCGATAGTCGACTCACAGGCTCCTCTGTAGGCCATTGTTCCGTCTCCCTTCCCTAACTGGCCGAACGGCCATCAAAAGAGGTCCAGCCCAATGGCTGGACCTCTCAAGAAAACGATTCGGATCACTACTTTGACACCTTCTTGCCGTAGGCGCCTTGCGGCGTAGCCTTCACCTCCCACTCCAACACCTGAAAGAGCGGCTTGGGCTTGCACCCGTAAACCAGATCACACCGCTCACAGGTAACCGGACGGCTGGCCGAAACCGACTCCAGATCCTCCTCGTGCACCTTGCACATGCCCGACACCCATGAATGCCGGCACGCAGTGTGAGCACGCAAACCCCTGACAGTCGGCCTGGGCCCGGTCGCGTACCCGTCAATGTAGTCACTATCCCCTGTGCCATAGTCGACAACAGCACAGTAATACCAATCCGCAGTATTCGGCGCCACGCCGTACGTTGTCTCAGTAGGCATTTCAGTTCTCCCCTCTTTCCCTTGCGAGTCTTTAGCGACTCACGGATAGGCACCGTGACCGGTGCCGCACCGTCAAACCCTAAAGCCACCCAACCTTGCCCGACCATGGCCTAGGCGGAAACCCGCCCTTAGACAGCCACCCGTCCAGCCCGTTCCACGTGTCCACCAGCTCCGACAGCTCGCCCCGGATGGCAAACCAGCGCTCCCCGGGGTCCTCTGAACTGTCCGCGGCACGGGTGAGGCTTTCGATAAGCTCACGGATACGTTCCAGCGCAGCATTTGGATCCATCTGCTCTCACCCTTTCCCGTCAATCCCTAGAACGACTCACCCCGCCGGTACGCCTCGAAACAATCCCGAATGTTCCTCCGAGACGACGACTCCTCAGCCGCATACCGGTATGCGTGCCAGCCATACAGGATTGAGAAATTCCACGAGTCGCCGTCCCCGTCGCAGACCCGGCCGCCGTCCTCCCAACCCCACACGTACCCCATGGCTTTCTCTGCCAGCGACCGGACCTCCGCACGCCTGCCCTCCGGCAGCCGCTCGATTGCGTCGTGAAGGTCCCTGTAACTCGCCGTGGTCTGTTCGATAGTCATTGTTTTCCCCTATCCCTCTCGGCCTTGACTGGCCATAGCCACCCCCGGCCCCCGCGCCGGGAATGACTAAAGACGGTCACCTGCCTGAGACCATGTCCTTAAACCACCGTTCCAACGCGTCCTCATCCGCGCTACTCCAGTCCAGTTGTGCCCAGCCGGGAACTCGCCCGCGCTCCCCGAACTCCGTCACGAACCCCAACAGGGCTTCTAGTTGCGCCTTCTGGTCTGGGGTCTCGCACAACCGCATTTCGGTCTCAATCTCATGATCGACACCTTCCACGATCACACCCGATGTAGCTAGCGCACAGAGCCCGCTGGTCTGCCCCGAGTGCCACCATGACGCGATGATCCGTGCCTGCCTGGCGCTGAGCTCCATTGCCATTGTTCTCCCCTTTCCCTTGGCCTGGATTGGCCAGGATGGCACATCTGCCAAAGGGCAGATGTGCACACCAGGTCCGTTCAGGTCAACCCACAACCCACACCAGGCGAGCCGTACAGCTCAACCCAGCACGGGCCCACGAACACCCCGCCGTTGATGTCAGAGCTGTACGTGCCGACTGCGCCGGTGACCCGGCCCAACCCACACAGCACCACCACCGATAACAAGATCAACACCCATACCGATTTTGGGACCCTCACAGTTCTCCCCTTTCCCCACTGGGCCTAGCGGCCCACGGAAAGGCACACCCCCGATGTGCCCAACCGAAAACCCGCTAGTCCGCCATGTTGTACCGCGCGTACGGATGATGATCGGTCTCGTATTGGATGCACAAGCAGTCCGCGCCTTTGCCGTGTTCGTGGTACAGCACGTAAACCTCGGTCGGCTGGCCGTCAGTCTCAGACTCGACCCTGACCATTTCTAGATAGGCGTCTAGCTCATCCTGATTCGTGAACGTCCTGTCAGAGTCCAGCGCACCATCCACGATCACAGAAACCTCTGCGTACACCATTGCTCTCACCCTTCCCTCTTGCCTCTGGCCTAAACAGCCATAGCCACGGGCGGCCCAATGCCGCCCATGACTAAACCCATTCACGCACCTACTCAGTCCCAACCCCACACGCGGCCAGAAACGCCGCCCGGTCGAACCGATCCCCGTACTTTGCGCGTAGTTCCATCGCCATGTCTTCGGCCACAAGCTGGTATTGCAGCCTGGCAACACTCTTCTTGGTCCCGCCCATCGCGCCCGAGTCCAGGGTGTCAATCAACGACATCCCACTTCGGATGATCCTGGCCAGCCGGTGCGCGTCGATTGACATGGTTGTTAGATCCCGGCCGTGTGTCATTTCCGTTCCTCCCTATCTGCGAATGCGCGAGCGGAATCCGTGAGCGGGTCGTTCCCGCCGTGGTACAGCCCATGTGCTTGATCGCACTTATTGCAGATTAGCACTAGCGCGGTAACAAGTCCGTCCGGCGTACGCCGTTTCCGCACGTCGACTACTAGTGTTCCGCGACAGCCGTACCGGCGCATTGAACACGCTCGTTTGACCGTCATCGCTGCTCCTCCCAATCCCTTGATCAAACTGAGATACCATGGAAGACAACAGGCAACCTGTTGCCAACCAAAACAGCTCAGCTCAGACACTCGGCCTTTTCAAGGTCTGACAACCCAGGGCCAGGGCCCGCCAACCAGGCGGGCCCACACCCAAGCCCCTCAGTCCCTCACCCCGTGGCCGTAGCCACCTGACCGACCCTCGCCGAACGTGCCCCCACGGCCCTCTCAGGGGCCTTAACGGGCGCCTTCACAGCAGACCTACGGGCACGAGTCGACCGGCGAACCGGCTTACGTCCCGAGTGGCGCAACATCTCAACCGTCAACGCCAAAGCAGCTGGCGGAACCATCGCAACCCCAACAGCCAGCCAAGAATGGCGCTCCCAAGCGCTCAACCCATTGGCGGCAAAGCTCAACCCCAGACCGGTAACCAAAGTGATCCACACCACACGAGCCACCCTGCCGCATGCTGAGGCAATCTTGACCAACGCAATCGCCATCAAAGCATCCGGCACCAGCGGTAACAGGTGGGCAGACAAACGGTCCTCACCGGCCAGCGTAGCGACCTTGACCATATGCCAGTACGACACCCAGGCCACGTCAGCACCAATAACGGCACTCGCGCCACGGATAAGCCACAACTGCCAATTGACCTTGGTCCGCTTCCTAGCAGTAGCCATCACAGCATCTCCCAATCCCTCAAAACCCTTGGGTCATTCACCCATGGCAAAAGGCGAGCCACACAAAGGCTCGCCTCGCACCAAAGGGAAACAACTCTTTGGGAGAGAAACGCACCAGGAAAACCCCAACAGCCGGTTAGTCCTCACGGAGACAAGTCAATCCGCTAACGGTCCCTTGCCAAAGCTGGGCCCCGGTGCAACGTCACTATTCAGATCTCAAACAACCAAGTTCAGATACCAGGGCTGACGCTCTCAGTCCGGAGGTCCATCCCCACCGGCCCCGCTGCCTGGCCGAACAACCCCCACCATGCCCCCCAGCCACCCCACCCGTCAAGACCCGTGAACAAACATGGCACAAACAAGGCACACGCAGCCACAACAAGGCCGTGAAACCAGGTGCCGTCACTGATCATGAAAGCCCAGGTCAGGGGCCCGAGGGCAGTCGGAAACTCCCACCTGCTGGGTAGGATTTGTCCTGGTTTAGGGGTATGACCTTTGCCTAGAACTGTGGTATAGCTGATAATAGGCCAGGCCAGGCTATGTATACCAAACAGGACGGGGCGGGGGTCTGAAACAGGGGGGTATGCCCTGGTACGGGTGGCCGAGCTTGCCCTGACATGGGTGGGGGTGGGGGGTGTGCCCCCTTCTGACCGGCTGGCGGTGATCTTGACCCGGGGTTTTAAGGCCGGCGCCCCCAGGGGGGCCATATAGCCTCGTCTATCTTTTGGCGCAGTGGGTTTGATGGTTGTCTATGGTTTTTCGGCGTGTCGGAATTTTTTTGGAAATTTTTTTTGGTGGGTGTTTTGGCTGGTCAGGTGCCCTTTTAGTTGATCGTCCACTTTGGACAGAGCAGGTTTGGTGTGTTGGCGGGGGGTGTGTTAATAGTGGGGGGTTTAACTGAGGGGGCTCAACGGAAGACGTTGAGTTGAGCCCCCGAACCACCTTCCCAAGCCTTTGGGGCTTGGTCGGTGGTGGTTGGTTGGTTTGGGCTCCTAACGGAGCCGTCAAGCGTAGTTAGGAGCCCTTGGGACTAAAACCTCTCTGACGTTCGGTTTTAGTCAGAGCGAAACGCCTAACGGCGTTTCGCTCTTGTTAGGGTTAACTTTTCATGATCGTTTTTAGATAATCCTTGGTGAAGTAACCTAACGCTTTTTGATCTTGGTTTGTTCTTGCTGGCGTGGTTGAGCTGCCTTATGTGGCCCCGCTCTACAGCCTACGGGTTGTGTCGAGGTGAAGGGGTCCCCGCCACGGTGAGGGCTGAGGGGAAGTTGTTTTTTACCTGGCTGGTCTTTTCTCCCTTGAATCGGCCGGGTGGTGGAGGGTGCCCCCGTGGTGAAGTCGAACAACAGCCAGAAGCGTCGCACGACGCTTCAGGCCAAACAGGAGTTTGTTGATCTGGTCCGGTATGGCTCGGGTATTGAGGGTGCCTGTGAGGAGCTGGGCCGGTCAAGATCAACCTATGATAGGTGGAGGCGCCTTGACCCCGATTTTGCAGCCCTGGTGGACGAGGTCCGAACCGGCGTCAAAGGTGGGCGTAAAGGGATCCCAGATTTTGCCGCCTTCTGCCGCGACTACCTCAAGCAGCCTCTATCCTGGCATCAGCTCCAGTGGGTTGACCTTCTCGAAGGAAGAGACCCTAGGCAGCTTCACCCATCGGAAACTTACGAGCCCGGGGACAAGTCCTTCATTCTCTGCAATACCCCGCCTGAACACGCCAAGACCTCGACCCTGAGCATCAACTACCCCACCTATCGGATATGTGCGGACGCCAACGTCCGCATCATTCTGGTTTCTAAAACTGACACGATGGCCCGAGAATGGCTTTACGCGATCAAATCTCGGCTAACACATCCACGCTTTACACAGCTACAAATGGCCTTCGGCCCTCCCGGTGGCTGGCGTGCGGATGCCGACATTTGGTCAGCCAACCGGGTCTATCTGGCCCGGGACAGCACGGAGAAAGATCCGACCGTACAAACCCTGGGCATCGGTGGCCAAATCTATGGCGCCCGCGCAGACCTAATCATCCTAGATGACTGTGTGGTCCTGTCCAATGCCCACCAGTTTGAGCAGCAGATCCGATGGCTACAGCAGGAAGTGCTAACCCGGCTCCACCCGCATGGCAGGCTGCTCGTTATCGGCACCCGTGTTGACGCCACCGACTTGTACCGCGAGCTGAGGAATCCGGAACGCTATCCGACCGGACAGTCCCCCTGGACATATCTTGCCCAGCCGGCCGTGTTGGAGTTTGCCGAATCCCCCAAAGACTGGAAGACCCTGTGGCCTCGGGCGTTTGAACGCTGGCAAGGGTCAAATGACAAGGCCGACAAGGACGGCCTGTACCCACGGTGGGATGGGGCCCACCTGTCACGTCGCCGCGGCACCTTGGCCCCCCGGACTTGGGCTATGGCCTACCAGCAGGCCAACGTGGAAGAGGATGCGGTCTTTGACTCTCAAAGGGTGCGGGCTTGTGTGAACGGTCTTCGTGGCTGTGGTTTGCTGGATCCCCGCCTGCCCGGTCATGCCCGGGGCATGACCGGTTTGCATGTGGTGGCCTCGATGGATCCTGCGATGGTGGGGGACACTGGGGTTGTTGTGATGGCTGTGGACCGTCACGAGAAGAAACGTTACGTGTTGGATGGTCGCTTGAAGACGTCGGCTACTCCCCGCTGGATTCGGGATACGATCAAAGAGCTGACGGAGAGGTATCCGATCAACGAATGGCGCATTGAACGTAACAGTTTCCAGGCGTACCTTACCCAGGATCCGGATTTGACGGAGTGGCTGGCTTCTCACGGTGTGCGTTTGTCTGAGCATACGACTGGCCGTAACAAGTGGGATGCCGGGTTTGGTGTGGCGTCGATGGCGCCCATTTTCGATTTTGGTTTGATTGAGCTTCCGTCGACTGCCAAGTCTGAGCCGATCAAACAATTGGTGGAGCAGCTTGTCACCTGGTCTCCGGAGACCAAAGGCAAGACGGATATGGTTATGGCTTTGTGGTTTGCGGAAATTCGGGCTCGGGAAATCTGTCAGGCGGCTGTCCTTGAGGGCGGCCCCTCGTCGCACATGACGAGTCCTTTTCATTCGAAACGCTCGCGGGCACGGCAAGTGGTCATCAACCTTAACGATTTGGCTGCCTCGCAACGTAGGGGGTGGCCCAATGGTCAGCTATAGGGTGCGGTCACGCGGGGGGCATCGTTATCTGTCTACAGCCTGCTACCATGGCCGGCACAGTAGGTGCCGTCTAACCTGTAAGTATTGTCCGGGGCGCTGTGTTTGTGGCGTGTGCCGGCATTTTGAGATGCCCGGGGTGGTGGTGCCGAGTGCTTGATGCCCAGGCGATCGTAGACAAATGCCGGGTGATGCAACGCCGTTTCCGGGAATCCGATGGATGTTGGCAGGACGTGCTTGCGGCCCGCCGCGGCGATCTGGATCAGGTTTTCCCGGACATGGTGTCGGAAGACTGGCCTAAGCCGATTATAGCCAATTTTGTGGACGTGGCAGCCCGAGATTTGGCAGAGGTGATTGCACCTCTGCCATCATTTAACTGTTCATCCACCAGTATGACGTCGGAGCCGGCCAAAAAGTTCGCGGACAAGCGGTCGAAGATTGCCCAAAACTATGTGACCAATTCCCGGCTTTCGGTTCAAATGTTGGTTGGCGCAGACCACTACCTGACGTATGGCCGGACCGTGTTTTATGTGGAACCGGATTTTGAGGCCCGCCTGCCCCGTGTCACCGTGGAAGACCCCATGGGTGGTTACCCAGAATTTGACCGGTGGGGCAGGTGCACAGCCTACACGAAACGGTTCTTTAAAGAGGCCGCGGTTCTGGCCGAGCTTTACCCGGAGTGCGCCGAACAAATCCTCAAAAGCCAGCCCGACGAGAAGACCGGCCAGTATGGGGAAACTCAGCTAGAGCTGATCCGATACTGCGACGACAAGCAGCTAAGTTTGGTGTTGGTGGCGGAGATGCCGCTGATGCTGGAAGAGATCCCCAACATGCTTAATGAGTGTCCGGTGGTGATCGGTCACCGGCCTTGGCTGGACATGTCCAAACCTCGCGGCCAGTTCGATGATGTCATTTGGATGCAGCTCGCACGCGACACCTTGGCCAAGCTTCAACTTCAGGCGGTTGAACGTTCCGTACAGGCGCCTTTGGCTGTACCTACAGACGTTCAGGATATTGCTTTCGGCCCGGACGCTATCATCCGCACGGCAACCCCCGACAAGGTTAGGCACGTTGGCGCCGACATCAACCCGATATCTTTCCAAGAGGGCAATGTTCTTTTGGATGAGATGCGGCAAGGCACCAGGTATCCGGGTGTGAGGTCCGGCGGCAGCGATGCCAGCGTCATCACGGGCAAGGGTGTGCAGGCGCTTCTTGGCGGATTCGACAGCCAGGTCAAGGCTGCCCAGCTTGTCATGCAGTTGGCGTTTACTGACGTGATGCGGCTGTGTTTCAAGATGGATGAAAAGTTTTGGCCGAACCTCACCAAAGAGGTTCGGGGAGTCCAGAACGGCGCCCCATACCAGATCTCGTACAAGCCGTCCAGGGACATTGCCGGGGACACCTCTGTTGACGTGTCTTACGGGTTTGCGGCCGGCATGGACCCCAACCGTGCGGTTGTGTTGCTCCTCCAGCTTCGGGCAGAGAAACTTTTCAGTCGAGACTACTTCGCCCGGCAGCTTCCATTTGATCTCAATGTAACCGATGAGGCCATCCGCGTGGCCGTGGAGGATACCCGTGAAGCCCTCTTCCAGTCGATCTACGGCTATGTACAGGCTATTCCTGCGCTTGCAGAATCAGGTCAAGACCCATCCGGCCCAGTACTCAAAGTTGCTGACCTGGTTAAGCGACTCCAACGCGGGGAGCAAATTGAGGACGTGGTGGTCCGCGTATTCGCGCCTCAAGCAAACGAGCCCGGCCCTGTGGGGGGTCCTGACAGTGGCGGGCCTCCTGGTGGTCCTCCTGCTCCTGGTGGTCCTGGCATGGGCGGCCCTGGGGGCGGCAGCGTCCCTCCCAGCGGTCTAATGCGTGGTGTCAGCCCCGGTCAGGCAGGGCAGGCCCCCGGGGGCCGGCCCGATCTGTCTGTGATGCTGGCAGGTTTGAATCCGTCCGGTAGTCCGGCAATGAGCGCCTACACAATGCGTCGTCGTCGCGTCTGAAATAGCTAGGAAACGTTTAT